AGTGCGTCGTAATAAAGGTGTTTGGGGTATGTGTGACGGGCGTGTTGAAAATGACGAGTTCCGTGTACACGAGATCATCCTTACAAAAAAGTTTCCGTTTAAAGGAATCTGTGTTGCTGCACTTGCACATGAAATGGTACATCAGTTTCAGTGGGACATTCTCAGCAATGAGCGTTGGCAAGAAGGCAAGCAGCCTATTATGAGTCACGGTCCTAGCTTCTTTGCTTGGCGACCTGCTCTAGAAGAATATAATATTCCTTTGACAACTAGGTTTTAAAAAAGGTTGACACCTAGTATAAGTAATAGTAGTATATTAAAAGTGTTCCTGGGTAGCTCAGCTGGTAGAGCAGGTGGCTGTTAACCACCGGGTCGGCGGTTCGAGCCCGTCTCCAGGAGCCAGGGGCGATTAGCTCAGTTGGAAGAGCGCCACGTTTACACCGTGGATGTCGGCAGTTCGAGCCTGTCATCGCCCACCATTTTTTAGGAGATAGATATGATTGACGTACTACAATATTCAAGTGTTATTTTTCTAAGCATCTCAATTATTTGCTTACTCGTAGTAAGTTTCCTAAATTGGAGACAGGCTAAAGGTTTGGAAAAGCGTATTGCTGAACTCGAGTATAAGAACAAGCACAAGATCTTCACAGGCAGTGCACCTGTTAGTAAGATGAGTTAGTAAAATTGCGGGTATCGTATAATGGTATTACCTCAGATTTCCAATCTGATGACAGGAGTTCGATTCTCCTTACCCGCTCCAACTAAATAGCAGTAACATGATTGGTTTACGCACACTAGTTCTTAATGCAAACTATATGCCAGTAAGCATCTTTCCTTTACATACAATTCCAAGTGAAGATGCTATCACACGTATCTTTAATGGTAATATGCATGCAGTGTACAATTACAATCGTAAGATTGGACATCCTACACTGGAAATGAACTGGCCCGCAGTTGTAGCACGGAATAAAGGAACACGTATTCGTGAGAATGTACGTTTTGCCCGTGACACTGTTTATTACAGAGATCATGGTATGTGTCAGTATTGCGAAACACCACTAGAGCTAAAGCAGACCACATACGATCATGTTATTCCTAGAAGCAAAGGTGGCGAACATACCTGGGAAAATGTTGTTATGAGTTGTAAGAGTTGTAACAATGCAAAAGGTAACCGTATGCCCCGGGACACCTTTGTACCTAGGCAGCGGCCATACCGGCCCACGTACTGGCAGCTTCTTGCCAATCGTCGTAAGTTTCCTATCACTGTGGATCATCCAAGTTGGGTGGATTTTTTTGGAGAATGGGAAGCAGAAATTTATGTTAGATAGGTTGACAGTAACTAAATAATATACTATTATAATAGAATGTTTTGGGGAATTAGCTCAGTTGGGAGAGCGACGGCTTTGCAAGCCGTAGGTCATCAGTTCGAACCTGATATTCTCCACCATACATAGCCGGCGTAGCTCAGTTGGTAGAGCACCTGATTTGTAATCAGGGGGTCACGAGTTCGAATCTTGTCGCCGGCACCATTTTTTACCAGAAGCAATAGCAAGGAAGCACAAAGAAAGAATTGCCCACTTGGCGAAATAGGTATACGCAACAGACTTAAAATCTGTCTCCTTAGGGATTGCCGGTTCGAGTCCGGCAGTGGGCACCAAATTTTGCGCTCTTAGTTCAGTGGTAGAACCGGCCGCTCATAACGGTCTTGTGGGGAGTTCGATTCTCTCAGGGCGCACCAAAATTTGACCCTATCGTGGGGTCACCAAGTTAAGGTCCCGTAGCTCAGCTGGATAGAGCAACAGCCTTCTAAGCTGTGGGTCGTTCGTTCGAGTCGAACCGGGATCGCCAATTTAAACTGTTGCTTTTGCGACGGTTCTCATTAATGGTAAGATATTGGAGATTATCTTGATGATGTAAACCGCCCTTACTAACTGGTATGATATGATCTACTTCATATCCAGCAGGGCAGTTAAGATATATCTCTTTTATCTTACCAAAGTCAGCGTCAGGGGGTGTTTGTTTCTTCTTACGCATGTAATAACGCATAAAGGATTCACGGTTTAAACGTTTACGATCTTCTTCAGTATATTTTGTGTGTTTTAATCCAAAACAAGTTTTCGAACAATATTTTTCTCTGGCGCTTCTTGTTTTTTCGCCACACACTAAACAGTCATTTTTTGGTTGACCGTGACGACGTTTTCCTGTATTATTATATGTAGCAGCACAAGAAGAATTACAGAACTTCTTAGCGTATTTGGATTTAATGGGGGTATTACATTGTTGACAGTAAATAGTCATGCTGGTGTCTCCTTATTAGACGTTAGAGAGGGTGGGTGTTGGTAGCACCGCGATCCTCACTTTTATTTATCATTGGGGAATAGTTCAACGGTAGAGCGCAAGACTTTGACTCTTGAAATCCTGGTTCGAATCCAGGTTCCCCAGCCAAACTTTTTAAACGTGTCAAGGCATTGAAGTAAATACTAAGAACTAAGTTTGCGGGTATGGTATAAAGGTATTACGACACGTTGCCAACGTGTAGACGACGGATCGTTCCCGTCTACCCGCTCCAAATACTGCCCTGAGCTCAGGGCACTAAATATATTTTAGGAGAAATCAATGAGCTGGTATAATCCATCCACGTGGGGTAAAGATATTGAGAAAGCATATAACGATACAAAAGACGCTGTAAATAGTGCTACTGGGTGGGTTGACGATAATGTTATTCAGCCAACCGAACACTATGCTAGCGATGCTTACAAAGACACAAGCAAAGCACTTACAGATGCTTACAACTACAGTTATAGTCTAGCAGCAAATCCTCAGGCAACTGTAGCTACTGTAACACACAATGCAGGTGATTTGAGCACTACCCTTTTACAAGAGGGTTGGGACAGCTTACCAAAAGAATATCAAGACGGTCTTAAAACAACTGAACATTATCTAGAAGAAGGTGCCGAAGCAGTAGTAAAGTATGGCGAAGAAGCATATGAATGGGTAAGTGCAAATGCTTGTAGTCTAGCACTAGGCAGCGCACTCAGCACAGGCGTTATTCTAGCGTTTACTTATAAAGGCCCTGAAGACCCAAATCAAGCAAGTATCTTTAGTATTAATGGCTTTGCCTTAGCAGCAAAAGCCGCAGCAGCAAGTTTGCCTAGTACTGGTGCTAGTATTGTATTCTATGGCGCTGCTGCAAGCATTGCTTACTTTATTACGCCTGTAATTTATAACATTCCAGGTATTAAAGGACAGGTAAACAAGGACCTATTGAACAGTGTTATTACAACCAGTATTGCAAATAGCATGAGCGTGTACTGGATGCTTTGGAGTACACCAGAAACAGTTGGTGCTGCTATTGCTAGTATCGTTATTCCTGTTGTTACTACATTAGTTTGTAATGGCATCGCGCCCAAGAACACAGGACTTACAAAACCAAGTGGTGTTAACGGTACATTTAGTCATAATAGCGCAAAGCTAACAGTTCTTAACAGAGGTATGATTGAACAAAACAACTTCCAAACAAATAATGGACAGCACACGCAACTACATCGTGTCACAAATGGTGCCTATTGTAACTTTATGAACAATAATAGTTTGTGGCCCACGGACAATCGTGCTACCTGGGAAGGCAGTGTTAAGTTTAATATTCCACTAGAAGGCTATTATACTATTGCTGTAGCATGTGACAACGAAGCAGAAGTTTATGTTGGTGACAACATGGTCCTACACTGGAACAGATTTGACACCACATCACAAGTTGATGTTTGGTTCCCCAGAGGTGAAGGTGCGGTAAGTTGGAAAGCAAGTAACTATGGTGGCGCTGCCAGTGGTAAAAACCCAGCAGGCATGAGTATCCTAATGGATAGCGTGATGGACAATAACGACATTAAGACTGCGCTACGTGGACAGAGTGATGCACAAAATCAAGCTAATAGTTTGAAAAACAATCCACCCAGTGAGCCGAGTTCAGTATATGCTCCGCCCCCTCCTCCGGTGTACACAACAATGCCCGTTAATCCAATCCCGATGGGACCAATTAGCTAATAAGGAAAATAAGGTGAGGTGACTGAGAGGCCGAAAGTACACGTTTGCTAAATGTGCGAACCTTAACAGGTTCCGTGGGTTCGAATCCCACCCTCACCGCCATTGACTATGTCTAAAATATTTGATTATATTTTGAAACATGTGGAAGCCAGGCCTGATCATCTGGCTATCCACGAAATTTGTACTGCTAGGAAAATTAGCTACAGTGAACTCTACGCCGATGTTATTGCCCATAGCAAAACTATAGATCCAGATCTTACTCAAGTTCATGTAATTAATAAACCCAATGGGTATGAACTTGTATTAGAAATGCTAGCATGTACTCTTGTAGGAAAGATTTTCTTCTGCGTTAATCCATTTGTAACACCAGAGCAAACCGGGTTACAACTAGATTTTATCAAGCAAGTATTTTATTACAAGTCTGATGGTTATCAGATACGTATGAGTAGTGGTACAACCGATCTTGCCAAGTTTTTTTATAGTACGCAGCAAGATAGGTTGGACCACGCCCGTACCATATCAAACAGATTAAAAATCGCACCTACTGATAGTATACTTACTCTAGCCACACCTTTAAATGTTGGACTGGGAGATAGTAGTATAGTTCGTACCCTTACATCTGGTGCAACCTTGCTGATAGGTAATAGTACAGAAATATATGATAATTTTGTTTATATTATACAATACAAGCCCAGTGTTATTTTTAGTACAAGCGGGGTACTGAGTAAAGTACTTTTATTAGAACAGTGTAATAGCTTATTGGCAAAGGGCACTTTTAAAAAACTGAGTCCTAGAGTGTGGGATGTAGGAGGCGGACCTCTTAATGTAGATCATGCTTATAAAATGGAATCACTTATTGAGGGTGCGGTTATACAACACTGTAACAGAGCTGATACTAGTGAACCTCATATGTGCAGTATAGACGATCCACAAGAAAAAAGAATTACAACAATAGGCAAACCTGTAGGTTTAAAGATTGATGCTGATGGCGAAATATTAGTAGAAGCCAAATATGTTGTAGAACGTTTAGGATTTGGTAAGCCAATTCAGGATGGGTATTACGCAACAGGCGACCTAGCTGAACTAGATAGTCAGGGTTACATGCGAATAATTGGCAGGAAAAAGCTATTACTAACACAAGGCGGTCATGATATAAATCCTCTAGAAATAGAAAGAGTGGCAAAAAGGTTGCCGTTTATTAAAGAAGCATGTTGCGTAGGTGTAAAGTTACCAGACATGCCTACTATAGAACAACCATACTTGTTCTTAGAATGCCATACTTTTGGAGAAACAAGTGGTGTGCTAGATAATATATTATCAGAATTGAATATTAAAATAGCCTACTGTAGCGTGGAAACAGAATTGCCACTAATAAAGCCTGGTAAAGTTGATAGGAAGAAACTTACTGAATTAGCCCATGTGTACATTCAAAATAACAAATAATCCTAATCCTACACCAATAGAAGACCTACTCTGTTTTGGTGGACCTGATACAAATCTGACTGTAGATCTGGATGGTGCTTATCTTACTCATTATCTGTTAAGCATTACAGGAACCTATACACCACAGCCAGTTCTGTCTGCTGGCAAATACTATATGCTCCTGGGAGAAATTTATAACTGGGATACTAGTTTGCCTAGTGATATCTTTTATGGCATACAACAATATCAAAAACACGGAGAGAATTTTACCCAGTATCTGGATGGCGAATATCTTTTTATAGTGGCAGATCCTGGTAACAAAACCCTTGACATTTTTACAGACACCTGGAGCACCAGGCAAATTTACTATTATGACCATGAGGGTTACTGGTACTTTAGTACATTTCCCATGGAAGAACCAGCAAGTCCTAGGTTTAGAAAAACAGATGATCCAGTTTGGTCCAAAAAATATAACAGACTGTCACACAATACCCATTACAGATTCAACTATAGTTCGCAAACATTGACAGTTGTAAATCCTGAACTTCATAAATGGAATCTGGATCAAACTGTAGACAATCTGGATCTGGCCACTGAAAAGTTTGAGCAGGCTATACTTAAAAGATATAAACCAGATGCTGTTTTATTTTTAAGCGGGGGATATGACAGCACTTGCATTGCTGCCTGTCTTACTGATCATAAACTGCCGTTCCAGAGCATAACTCTTAATGTAGCACCAGCAGAGGATACTTATACATTAGCAGATGTTTTGGAATACTCTAAAAATTACAATACTCATTATGAAATAACACAAAGACAGGATTGGGTTAGTGATCTAAGTGCTCGTAGGCAGCGCATTTTAAATAATACCAGCATGCCAGTACAAAATCAGATCAGGGAAGAATCAATCAATCGTTTCGGTAATCGTGTAATCTTAATGGGCAATGGCAGTGATGAAATGTTAGAGAATTATATCTTTAAGGGAAAGTCCGAATTTACCAGCTGGCCTACTGATCTTAAAACAGTATTTCCCTGGCAGCATTTTTATGGTGGGCAATCTAGAAGGCTGCTAGATTATCATGAAACAGTATCATTAGGTTATGGCATGGAGGTACGCAATGTTTTTTATGATACTGAACTTGTACAATCATGGATAAACACGACATCTAGTTTAAAAAATACTAGTACAAAGCCCATACAAACCAAGTACTTAGACGATAGAGCGATAAGTATACCAGTAAGGGTAGCTGGTTTTGGTAGTCAGCATCCAGGTTACAATAATTACGGTTGACTTAGAAGTAAAAAATGTTATTATATACAAGGATGACTATTATGACTGAAGTTAAAGGAATATTGGAAGACATTATGGATGATAAAGATTTCGCACTTATTTTTGCTCGCGACGGGAGCATTAAAGGCATCTTTATCCCTGACGGGGATGACGAAGCTAGTGTACCAGGTACAATTTTAGAGCTATTAAAACTTGCTGGCATTAATATTCATGAAACAGAAAACACAACTATCCATTAATGTTTAGAGTCACTCTGTTATTTGCTTTAGTATTAAGCACTGAGGTTTTGGCTTTTCAGCCTAACCGTGGTAGCAATACCTATACCATTATCCCCAGAGATCAGAACTATCGGCATGACCTAGCCAATGATATTCCTTATGAAGTAAGGTATCCAAGGCCCGCCAACGCTCAAACCTGTTATACTGAATATCGTGCTGTTAATCCAGATGATTTTCGCAGTGTACCAGGCCTCCTGCAGGGTCTTGCAAGGTTGGTCAATCCTAAGCGACAGACAGTTTACGAGCCAGTTTACCGTTGCCAATATTACCTCAGATAAACTGGTTGACATCATACACAGATGTGTTATTATATAGTTGTTGTTGAAACTTAACCAAGGACTAATACGATGTCAGAAGTTGAATATGCTGCCAATGAGGCAATCTACGGTCTCCAGCTTGACTGGAACAGAGCGGTCAATTTTGTTGTCCGCAATGCAAAGACAGACAAGAAGACTGCTCGAGCAGTTCTCAAGGTAGCAATGACCTCTTACAGACTAGATGTAAAATGAATACGGGCCAAACTGAAAGTAATATAGTCGATGCTCGGGCAGAGTTTAGTGCCCGAGCATTGATGACACAAGTAGAACGACGACTAGCTGATCACAATCAGTTGGATCTATATGATGTCTATGCAGAATGGTATGATGATGAGCCGGACAATATAGAAATCTGGCTTAGAGACCGCTCTGATGATAGTCGCATTGGACCAGTTGATTTTGGTCAAATGTAGAAAAAGATTGACACATTATACACATAGTAGTATAATGTCCAATATGTAGCATGGGGCTACATCTTAACACTATATCAATTATGGAGAAACTTCGATGAATAACGCAACAGTAACCAAGCAGGACCGTGTCCTTTCAGCTCTACGCAACGGCGAAGAGCTAACCGGCAAGCAGATTCGTGCTCGCTTTGGCGTTGGCAACCCACGTGCCACCGTTTCAGCTCTACGCATGAAGGGCTTCCCAGTCTACCTCAATGAGCATGTAGACTCAAAGGGCCGTGTTACTCAGAAGTATCGTCTAGGTAATGCTAGCCGCGCAGTTATCGCTGCTGGCTATCGTGCCCTAGCTCAGAACGTCTGATAAATAGTTAAAAGGGGTGGGCTAGTCCCACCCCCACTATTCTTAAGGATAAGATGTCTAAAGCAGAATATCTCGAACTACTTGGCGTAGTCACAAAACTTTTACCTGGTGGTAAATTTCTAGTTAAACTAGATGATTATGATAGAGAAATCATAGCTCATTTAAGCGGTAAAATGAGGCTTAATAGAATTAATGTGTTAGTAGATGATAAGGTAAGTCTAGAAATGACACCTTATGATATGACACAGGGCCGCATAAGTTTTCGACACAAATAAATATAGTATGGAACTTTACCTCTGTAAAAAAGGTAGGATTTATGGTATGGAGTTTTGCGAAGGCGAAGCTCTTATTGATCCTGAATTTTTGTCAGAGTGTGATTGCGGAGAAACTTGTAAACATGCTAGTAACAGTATCAGAGTCAGCGAAAACCTACTTGAAGTCAGTGTGTCCTGAAGGACATGTAACACTGAGCGTCAAGGGTGGCGGCTGTAGTGGCATGCAATATGTCTGGGGACTAAGTAAGGACTCTACAGACGACTCTGTTAACTGGAGTGATCCAATTGAGGACATACTGGTTGTAGATCCTATAGCTGAAATGTTCCTGCTGGGTAGCACAATAGACTATGTGCAGGAACTAGGTGGCAGTTTTCTTAAAGTAAAGAATCCCATGGCAACAGCGCAGTGTGGCTGCGGCGAAAGTTTTAGTGCTTAGTCTGCAGGCGCTTCTATAGTTACAATATTTTTTAGTAATATACTGTCTCCGCGTTTAACAATAATTTTAACACTGTCGCCACCCTTTACGAAATCCATAGCAAATGATACGTCTTCCATAGCTAGAATCTTTTGATCATTAAGTTTTAGCAGGAAGTCATCTTTATTAATACCAGCAATCTTCGCTGGCATATTTTCAGGCACTTCTACTATTTTCACCATACCAGTGTCCTGATCTGCAAAATATATCATGCCTATTCTTGCTCTAGATACTTTTCCAGACTTAATTAATTCCTTACTAGTGTAATTGGCTACTCGACTACTTACACTAAAGTTAATTCCAATTTGTCCGCCTGCAGCCCCGCCTGTATTGCTAATAATCATAGTATTAACACCAACCACTTTGCCATCCATATCTAGGAGCGGGCCACCGCTATTTCCCTGATTGATTGCCACATCTGTTTGTATCAGTTCTTGGAAAGCACCATACGAGCGTCTGGACTCATTGCTCACAACACCTGTAGTTACAGTGTATTCAAAGCCCAGTGGATGACCTATAGCCCAAACAGCCTCGCCCTTTTTTAGATTTTCGCTACTACCCCAGTTCAATGATTTCAGGTTAGCTAGTTTTTCCTGATCTAATAGTTCTAGGACTGCTATGTCTACTCTTTTGTCTGACGCAACTATCTTTGCTGGATAGCGTTTTATTTCTTTATAAAATCTAATATATAACTTGCCAGTATTGTCTATAACATGATGGTTTGTTATAATATAATTTTTGTTGTTATATTTAACAACAAAGCAAGTACCAGATGCTCCTTTTTCCTCTTGGGAAAATTTTTGCTTTTTAGGCAAGTTTTTATATTCTTCTATATAGTTTTTTTTGCTATCTATAACCGTTGTTTCTTGTACAGCATTAACTACACAAGTTCCTGGAAGTGTTTTCTCTACCAATGCTACAAAGTCATTAGCATTAGCGGCGGTTGTTAAAAAGACTGTCAATAGTAATATTGCTACTCGCATCATAAGAATTTATCCTTCTACTAATTGTACTACGTGTTTGTGCAAATCGCTTTGTATCACAATTTTCACAAACATGTGTAACAAAATTGTTAGCCCTGGATGACTTCATTTGTTTACTTGACCTGGTAAATTCTGTCAGACAGTTATCACATTTTAACACATATATTTTTCTATTGGCTTTAACAACTTCCTCTTTATTATTTCGCCTGCGGATATAACTAGTTCGTTCTATTAAGGTAGATATATGCATACAAATATTTAGCATGCTGCTAGCTTGATCGGATCAATAAATACAACTATAGGAGATCAAACCATGGCTCAACAAACAATTAACATCGGTAGCGCAGCGAATGACGGCACTGGTGACCCACTACGCACTGCCTTTGACAAAGTAAACGACAACTTTACGGAACTTTACGGCGTTACAGCAGCAGGAACTGGTAACAATGTTGCTATCAGTGGAAATAGCATTATTAGTGAAAATTCCAATGGAAATATTATTTTAGATCCAAATGGCACAGGCGATATTGTTATCGCAGCTGGTGCTGAACTAGTAATTACTGACAGAACAGATCATGCTATACCTTATACAGAGGAAACAACCGGCGCACTTAACTTTACAAGCAAGTTAACTTATGATGCTGGAACAGGAATATTTACAGCAGAAGACATCACTATTAACGCAGCAACAATTAGCAGTGCTAACAGTAACCAAAATATTACTTTGGATCCAGCCGGAACAGGTGTAGTAGCAGTGACAGGTTCTCTTACAGTAAGCAGCACACTTTCAGCAGCTGGTATTACGGACACTGGTCTTTCCAGTTTTGCTAATGTTACTGTGGATAGTTTGAACCTGAACTTAAATAAAATCAGTACAAATACATCAAACGCTGATATTGAATTAGATCCAAATGGTACCGGAACTGTTAACTTTATTGTACCTACTCAGAGTACAGTAGGATCAGCTGGTGCTGGTAATGCATTACCAGCTACGCCATCAGGTTATTTGAATGTTAAAATAAACAATACGGATTATGTCATCCCCTACTACGCAGCATCATAAGGAGTGACCAATGGCAAAGCAAACAATTAACATTGGTACGAATCCAGATGATGGTACCGGTGATTTACTAAGAGATGCGTTCAGCAAGATAAACGACAATTTCACAGAAATTTATACTGAGTTGGGCGGTGATACACCCAGTGGAATTAAGTTTACTGGTACAACTATATCTACAGATGATACAAACCAGGATCTTACAATTGATCCTAATGGTACAGGAAAACTAATAGTAACTGGTGATCAGGAAATTAGTAACGATCTGCATGTTAAAGGAGATCTACTAGTTGATCTAACATCAACACTCACAGGTGCTACATCTCTGGGCAGTACGCTAAGTGTTACAGGTGCTACAACACTTAGTTCCACACTGGCAGTATCCTCTACTTCTACGTTTACAGGTGCAGCAACATTTAATGGAACTCTGATTGCTAATGGCAATACTGATATTGGTGATACTACAGCTGATACACTAACAGTAACAGCTAGAATCGATAGTAGCTTGTTACCTATTAATGGAAGCACCTACAACATTGGCAGTTCTAGTTTACGCTGGGCAACAGGTTATTTTACTGATTTAGACGTAAGTGGTAACATTACACTTGGCGGCAATCTTATTGGTGGTGATGCAGGATCGGATACTATTACAATAAACGGTGTAATTGCCAGTGATATGCTTCCTGGTACTGCTAGCACGTATGATATTGGCAGTAGCGGTTCACCCTGGAGTAATGTATATAGTGATACATTTACAGGTGGTTTAACGGGCACTGTAACTGGAGACGTTACTGGCAATATTACAAGCACAGGGACAAGCACATTTACTAGCATTGATGTAAATGGTGGCGCTATTGACGGAACACCAATTGGAGCAACAACTCCAAGCACTGGCGTATTCACAAGTGTATATATTGATAACCTTCAGATAGACGGTAATACAATTTATGCGTCCAGTGGTGATATTATTCTTAACGCTGCGGGAAATATAGATTTTGGCAACAACAGGTTAACGGGTGTTGGAACTCCAACATTAAATACTGACGCTGTAAACAAACAATATGTAGATGCTATCACAACTGCTGGGTTTACACTAGTAGATGATGGTAGTGTTAGTACAATTATAGGTGGCAGTGAAACACTAGCAATTATAGGCAGTGGTAGCGTCACAACAAGTTTGAGCGGTGATACTTTAACTATTAACAGTGCTGACACTCTTGCTACTGTAACTGCCAGAGGAGCAACTACAACTGCTAGCGTTACAGTAGGAAGCCTAAATACAGACGGTATCCAAATAAATGATAACAATGTAGCAACTACCAGATCTAACGATAACTTAAATCTTAGAACAAGCGGATCAGGCAGTATTGTATTAGATGCTGATGTTACGATTACAGGCACTTTGTCCGGTGTAAGTTTGGGAATATTTAATGTTGTTGAGGATACAACGCCACAACTAGGCGGTGCATTGGATTTAAACAGCAATAACATCACTGGAACAGGTGATATCAATATTACTGGCGACATAACAAGTTCAAATTTAATTACAGCAGATAGATTTAGTACTGATGGTATAAGTGTTTTTGATAACGTTGTAAGAACTACTAGAAGCAATGACGATCTAGTTTTAAACCCAGTGGGTACTGGTTATGTTGATGTTAGTGCTACAAAAGTTATCAACATGGCAGATCCTACCAATCCTCAGGACGCAGCAACCAAAGCATATGTTGATAGTCATGGCACAACCTGGGAATCTGTAATTGTTGCTGATGGTAGCACAATCACAGCAGCAGTTAGTGGTCGTGGATATTTTATTGATACAACAAGTTTTGCTCACACAATACAGTTACCAGGTAGTCCAAGTTTTGGTGATGAAATTTCAATTATTGACTATGCAGGTACTGCTGATACAAATAATATTACTGTAGATAGAAACGGTAATGCTATACAAGGAGCAGCAAGTGATCTAACAGTAAATACAGAACGTGCCGGCTTTACATTAGTGTATAGCGGCGCTTCACAAGGTTGGTTATTAAAGGATAGATAATGGCAAATTACAAAGCAATAAAATACGATTTACCAGCAGTAGCAAACTTCTCTGGAGTTAGTGTTAGTAATTTAAGTGTTAGTGAAGCAGCAGTGACAGCACACGAAGCAGCATTATCTATTACAGAATCACAAATATCAGACTTGGGTAGTTACATCACAGCATCAAGCACTAATACACTTACAAATAAAACTATCAGTGGCGCAGTATTTGATACCATGCTTATTTCGCAAGGTGTTCAAGAATCATATGATACTAAAACAGCAGCAACTGGTGTAGTAGTGCATGATTGTAATAATGGACATATCTTTTCACATTCAAGTATCAGTGCTGACTTTACAGCAAACATTACTAACTTAAACTGCGATACCGGATATGCTACAACAATAACATTGGTGTTAACCCAAGGTGGCACAGCATATATGCCAACAGCAGTGCAGATTGCTGGTTCAGCACAGACTATTACTTGGCAAGGAGGTTCAGCACCTAGTGGCACAAGCAGTGGTATAGATGTTGTATCATTTAGTATTCTAAACGCATCAGGCACTTATACAGTATTAGGTTCATCGGTTAGTTACTCATAATGTTAAGTAGTTTTTCAGGTACATATGCATTTGGAAGAAGAGTAACAGTTGCAGAAAGTTATTCAGCACCTAACTATGTAAGTTCGGGAATACAGTTATACTACAATCCTGAAGATCCCAGCAGTTACTCAGGATCAGGATCGTCTATAACAGACTTATCAGGTAACGGATTTACTGCTACAATAGATGGAGCAACTCACAGTACAAATAGTTTCTCTTTTGATGGTACTAACGACTTCATCTACACACCAAATATGTACAGTGCTTTTAACAGCACCACACACTTTACACTGGAAGTATGGTACAATCCAACTTGGACACTAGCAAACGAAGGCGGTACAGTTGTTTCAGAAGCCAGCGACATTACCCACAGCAATTGGCACTATGCACTAGTAGAACATGAGCGAGCACCATTTGGTGGACTTGCTTATGACTATGCTGGTATTTGGAATGGTGCAATTGTTAACATCAGTCCGTATTCGACTAGAAGCGGTTGGCGACAGATAGTGTTAAGTTATGATGGTACCAATGGTGTGTCTTATTCCAATGCCGCAACACCCAGAACAGTAGCAGTATCTCGTGCTGTGCCTTGGATAGAAGGTGCCGTGAATTCATACCTATTAACAATTGGTCGTGGCGATATTACTAATCAAAGTGGGTCAGGACAAAACTACTTTAAGGGTAATATTGGTATCATACGTTTATACAACCGTGCATTAAGCGGCGCAGAAGTTACCAGCAACTATAACGACACCAAAAGCATCTACGGATTGTAAGATAAATACTTGTAATTAGAGGAGTCGCTATGCCTGCACCTATCTGGATTACACCTCCTGGTGATTTGGGAACTATTGTTGAACAAGAGTTTTACCAGATACAACTAAATGCTGAAAATGCACAGTATTATAAGCATTTGAGCGGTACACTGCCCAGGGGTATACAAATTACACCATATGGTAGTTGCGAAGGTTACCCTAAGTGCGAAGATTTTATTCAAGGGGTTCCTGCTGAGGTTGGTGTTGATACTACAAGCAGATTTGTTGTAAGAGCTTATACCGTAGATGGATTAGTTGCTGATAGGGTATTTGAACTAACTGTTACAGGTGAGGATCCTCCCGTAATAGAAAGTTTACCAGCAGCCTATTTAGGACCCTGGTTTGATGGTGACGAGATCGATATTACACTAACTGCTACAGACCCTGATCCAGGTGATACTCTATCCTGGCGTATACTATCAGGAAATGTACCTGGTGGACTAACACTAACTAGTTCTGGTAGACTATTTGGTTATATCAACCCTGTGCCCACTGTAACAGGTACGCCCGGCTTCGATGTTAACGCATTTGATGAAGGCAGTTATGATTTTAGAACACTAAGTGAAAATAAGACTTATGAATTTACAGCAGAAGTAAGTGACAGCAAACAGGTAGCTACTAAAACCTATACTATGTTTGTTGCTAGCAGAAATACATTAACTGCTGATACTGACTTGTTTACAGCAGATACATTTGCTCCAACTGCTGATAGTGATTTAATTGATAGCAAACTTAGCTCAGATCAAACTAACCTACATCGTCCAGTATTAATAACACTAGCAACGGATTTAGGCACAGTCAAACACGACAACTTCTTTGCATATCAGTTTGTGGGCAAGGATTTTGATGGTGATCCAATTGAGTATAGTATTAGTGTAGGTACTGGTGCTGGCTTTGACAGTGACACATATGGATTTGATGCTGAAGATTTTGATCGTGGCACATTCCAATTACCACCTGGATTAGTTCTTGATAGCACAAGCGGCTGGCTTTCAGGGTATATACCACAACAAGCAGCAACTACTAATGATTATCAGTTTGCTATAAGAGTTAGAAAAACTAACGATCCAGAATACTACAGTGAATGGACATTGTTTACAGTGACCATTGAAGGTGATATTGATTATGAGCTTACCTGGCCTAACAGTGATCTTGGAACCATCAGGACTGGAGACATCAGTGAACTAAATGTTATTGCTCAGGTTACAAGCGGTAGAACAGTTAGATACGAATTTAAAACTGGTTATAAGAATAAACTGCCAAATGGTTTAAGGTTGGACGATCAAGGATACCTTGTGGGCCGTGCTAGTTTTGAAACATTTATGTTGGATACAGGTACAACATTCTTTGATACAAACGACTTGCGTTATGACGAAACTACATTTGATAAACAGTTCACATTTACAGTAAGAGCCTTTAGTGCTGATGGTGTAATTGATACATTTAAAACATTTTCATTAAAAATAGTTAATAGCAGTATTAAGCCCTATGAAAGTTTATATGCTAGAGCATTTAGTACACAGAACCAGAGAGACATTTATGAAACTCTAATCAATAATGCTGACGACCTCGATCCAGATGACATTTACAGACCCACTGACTTTTATTTTGGTATCCAACGAGATTTACGTTTCTTAGTAGCATCAGGTCTTAACCCTGCTCCATTAACAGATTATGTAGAAGCTACAGCTCGTAACCACTGGAATAATATCCTAAGATTTGGTAACCTTAAAACAGCAAGATCCTTAGATTCAGCAGGCAATGTAAAGTATGAAATAGTTTATGTTGAACTAGTAGATAAGGGCGTAGGTATAGATACTGCGACAGGTAATATAAAGCCAGCAAGTCAGTCAGTAAATCTAACCTTACAGAGTGGCTGGAGCAATCCTCTTAGAGTTGATGCTCATTGGCCAAAAGCAAGTACAACGGTTAATAGAAGCAGTAATGAAAACAATTACGTGGCGTTTCCGAATGCAATAGAAAATATGCGTAACCGTATGAAAACAGAAATTGGTAGCGCAATACTCGAGCGTTATGTGTTGCCTGATTGGATGCAGGACAAACAGGAAGACGGAACCATCATAGGTTGGAAATTAGCATGCCCAATCGTTTATTGTAAACCAGGCACAAGTAACCGTATTAAATATCTATTAGAACGTAGATCCAGTCAGTCTGACATAGACCTAAAACTTATTACTTTCGAAGTAGATAGATTCATACTGGACAACAATTTAAGTAAAAATTACAATAAACAAACTGGCAAGTATACAACAACTGATGAAACAACTTTTGATATTAATCTAGCTGCAATAAGTTCTTCTTTTGATGCTCCAACAACATTTGATGGTAATGGCACAAGATTTTTTGCCAATGTAGACAAATTTACGGACCTGGACGAAGATGATACTTATATTAAGTTCCCACAAAGGAATGTCTTTAGGTAAGTATACGCATAAATATTAGATAACGATGGAGATATGAAGTATGGCTTCAAATATCAATGCCAATAATATAGATGGTAATTTTCCAGTCGCTGGACAAGACAATGATAGCCAGGGCTTCAGAGATAATTTTACCAATGTTAAAACAAACTTTACCAATGCTAAATCTGAAATTGAGGATTTACAGAGCAAGGTAATTCTTAAGAGTGCCCTGTCTGGCACATCACTAGATAACAGTGGTGGTGCTGCACTATTACAGGATTTCGAACTTAGAGATATGAGCGAAACCCGTGTAGCAAAGGGAACAACTAGCGGCACAGTAACACTAAATTACGCAGAAGGTGGCTATCAGACCGTTACTTCTAGCGGTAATATCAGCCTAGCATTTAGCAATTTCCCAGCAAGTGGTAAATTGGGTCGTATAAGATTAGAGATTGCAGTAGCAAGTGTAAGTCATACACTTACATTGCCAGCAGCAGTAACAATTGGTGCTAACAGTCTACAGGGCATTGTTCCTAGCACAAAGGTGATTACTTTTGATGCAACTGGGACATACATTTTTGAGTTTACTACTGATGACAGTGGAACAACCATTGCTGTTAATGACTTAACTCGTAATCGCACAGTAGTTTCTATTAGAACACCTGCTAATACTGGACAAAGCGGCGATGTAGCTGGCATGATGGTTACAGATGCTACTAACTTATATGTTTGCACGGCAAGTTATGATGGCAGTACAGTAATTTGGAAAAAATTAGTCCTACAAGCAATTTAATTTTTTTATTGTAAAACAAAACTCCTGTAGTTATAATAAAGACTACAGGAGTTTTTTTATGCCACAAATTGATTTAAACAAATACGCAGAATTCGTAGACGCGGTTACTAGCAATGAAAGCAAAGTTGATGATAGTTTAATCAATAGCTATCAGGAACTTGCAAAAATTGTAGCTATGCCACGCCTACTTACGGCAAGCATCGGACTTGCCAGTGAAACAGGCGAGTTTAGCGAGATTGTTAAGAAGTGCTTGTTCCAGGGTAAACCAATGAACGATGAAACAATCTTCCATATGAAGCGTGAACTTGGTGATATCATTTGGTATTGGATTCAGGGATGCCGTGCTCTTAATGTAGATCCAAATGAGATTATAAGTATGAATGTTGAAAAACTAGAGTCTCGCTATCCTGGTGGAAAATTTGATGCTTTCTACAGCGAGAACCGAAAACAGGGCGATCTTTAATGCATCCACTTACTCCAGATCTGAGTAAACTAACAGACCAGGAACTAGCTAATAAGATTTCTGATATTAACAAGCGGCTAGCTGCTGGCTACCGGTTTGGGAATACTGATCTTGTCCGGCAGGCACATATGATCCTAGAGGATTATATGGAAGAGAATAAAAAGCGTAACGATGAACTTATTAAAAAGTCACAGGAACAAAACAAAGGTTCCGGTGACGATTGGGATGAAATTATAGACATAAAATGATTAGACTAGAAGAACGTTTTAGCGCCTGTATTGTGGTGAACAATACACTAATTCCTAATACCTGGCACCTTAGTGTTAACCTAATTCCTAACAAAAATATTGCTAAGAATTATAACACAGCACTGGAAAGGATCCAGTTATATATCAGCACCATTTTAGATAACAGTATTTTGATTGGGCCTGAACATACTGAAGCATTCAATAAAGCTCTAGGGTTTGAAGGTAAAGTACACTTGTTACCTGATGAACCCTATGATCATTTGATTAGTATTTGCTTATACACTAAGTTTAATAGTATACTAGACAAAGTATTCCTCGTAGAGAGTGTTGGTGTAACTAGCGATCAGGGTGAAGGTATTACTCATACGTATGACTGCGAAAGTGGAGATATGGAAACTCTCTTACAGCTAGCAGACGAGACAACCAAAGAGTATACAGAATACTGGTATAAGCCTTGTATTGAGTATTTTGACCTAGACGAGGACGGTCTTAATATTACAAAACTAGACTGGCATGAACTAGGATTAGAATTTGAGGCAGAAGATAAAAAAGTGGTTAGGCTAAACGCATTTAAGCCTAGGATTGTACCCAAGGATAACGATGACCCTGATGACGCTGGATAGTTACAGTAGACAAATCTTCAGTGAAGATGATGTAATACATTCGTTATACATCAATCCTGCCTTAGATCTAAATACTCTGGATATCAGTGATGTAGATCAGTTCAATAAGGCTAACCAGTTACTATATAGTGGTTATCCTACATTAACCCCAGCAACTGATCTAAAGTGTACACCTGATGAATATCATAAAGCTAACCAACAGTGTTGGCATATGCCTGTGGAATATCAGGAGTTCGACATTGCTAAATGGTGTTTGGAACAATGCCAAACTGAAGACCAGTTGCAGCGTGTAGGCAAAGAACTATTAATGTTTCAGGAACGTGATTTGCTTGATCTACTAAAGTTCCTAAGATATTTTGTTGACACGATGCGACAAAATAATATAGTATGGGGAGTGGGTCGTGGTAGTAGTGTTAGTTCTTACGTATTGTATCTGATAGGCATACACAAGATCGATAGTTTATACTATAATTTAGATGTTGAAGATTTTTTAAGATAAATATAATATACGCATATATTAGGAGAATATTATGGCCAAGAAGTATAGAACAGCACGGGGCCAAACAGTTGACTTTGGTGCAATGATTACAAAAAATGAACGTGTTCCAGCTATTGGCAACATGAATGTAAATGCCCGCGGTGATGAAATCCGTAGTGATGGTACAATTGTAAAGACTCGCGATCAGTTAATGAAAGAATATTACAAAATGAATACCATGGTCCCTCAGGACGGCACTATTCCAGATAGCGGCAACCATGCTATTGTAGATGAGGATCCTTATGAGGATTATGAACCAGCCACCTCTACCGTAGTTGAAGCTTCAGAATCCGAAGTAGCGAAACCATCAGGAACTCTTGCGTCACAAGTAGTAAGCGAAACAGTAACTGACAGTGTAGCAACCCCAACAACAGTAACGCAAACTGTTAAGACTAGAACTAATCCAGCAGATGAAGATGGTGTAACAAGGATCTAACATGCCAGTATCAACTACAAATATCACAGGCACATTAAAACCACTACATGATGGTGTGCTAGTAAAGCAAATGAAATTTGATGAAGTACGTACAGCAGGTGGTTTAATTCTACCCAGTGATGACGGCGAACTACGTGGTATTCATCCACGCTGGGCTCAAGTAGTAGCTGTTGGCCACGAGCAGGAAGATGTTACTGTTGGACAGTGGATCCTAGTAGCACACGGTCGTTGGTCACGCGGGTTTAATCTAAATGGCGAAACACATCGCACAGTAGACCCGGATGATATTCTGGGCATAAGCGATGAGGCGCCAACTGATGTATACACAAATCCAACTATGGGGCATCAAGTAAATGGTTGATATGCCTAATGCGGCTTCACCTCACATTAGGGAAGAAATTCTAGTGCGTAATGTTCAAGAACTTCAATCTCAACTACAGCGAGCATACATCAGAATCAAAGAACTTACTGAAGAACTAGAACGTGAGAAATCAAAAACTAGTTAACACTCGCCATGGTAACATGTACGTCTTTAGTGATGACCTTACCATTGGTCGGAGTTTAGATTGTTATGGAGAATACTGTTACCTTGAAGTTGATCTGCTACTAGCACTGCTAGACAAGGATAGTTTTGTTTTAGATGTAGGTGCGAATGTTGGTTCACACACACTAGGCTTTGCTCCCCATGTAAGCAAAGTTGTAGCATTTGAACCTGATCCAGAATGCCATGAACTACTAGTAAAAAACGTAGGTATGCAGGACCGCAGCGTTGCACGTAAGATCAGTATTAATCCTATTGCCCTCAGTGACAGCGTACAAGAAGTTAGCACCCAATTTGATTATGGTAAAACAAAAGTAAGACCCGGTGGATCAATAGTACAAACCAAACTAGATAACATACAGGGCTTTCCTCGCATTGATTTAATTAAGATTGATGTAGAAGGCATGGAGTATAATGTACTCAAAGGTGCTCAAAATACCATTACATACTTCAGACCTATACTGTTTATTGAAATGCAGGACAGTAACATGAATCCTTTTGTGTTTGACTTACTTGCTAGCATGTCATATAATATATATTGGGCACCATGCGCTACATACAATCCACAAAACCATAACCATAATTCAGAAAATGTATTTGGAAAACAGCATGGAGTACTTAACTGGTTATGTACACCACAGCCAATTGATACCAAACTAACACCAGTAACAGATCGTACAGATAATATTGAAAAGGCAGTTAATCGATGAAAGAACTTTGGGTAGAAAAGTATAGGCCTAAAACTGTAGACGATTACGTCTTCAAGGATGATTCACAGCGTAAACAAGTGGATGCTTGGGTAAAGTCTGGCACTATTCCACACCTGTTGTTTAGTGGTGCTCCAGGCGTAGGAAAAACTACACTAGCCAAGATTCTTATTAATCAGCTGGGCGTAGACGATGTAGATGTGCTATACAGCAATGGCAGCAAGGAAGGTCGTAAGATTGAATGGATTGACAAGCTTATTGGCTTCTGTCAGACCATGCCGTTCGGTAATACAAAAATTGTTCTAGTTGATGAAGCAGACTATATGAACCAACAGAGTACACAGCCTGCCCTGCGTAATCTTATGGAAGATTATAGCAGCACGGTTAGGTTTATTATGACCTGTAACTATCCCAACAGAATCATCCCAGCATTACATAGTCGTTGTCAGGGGTTCCATATTGAGAAGGTAGACCACACAGAATTTACTGCTAGGGTCGCTACAGTGCTGGTAACCGAAGGTGTTGAGATTGATATTGATACGCTAGACAGTTATGTAAAGGCAACCTATCCTGATCTACGCAAGTGTATTAACCTAGTGCAGATGAATACAGTAGATGACAAACTAACACAGCCAGGCGAAAACGATGCCAGTGTAGCAGATTATAAATTAGCTGTGGTTGATTTGTTTAAACAAGGCAAGATACTAGAGGCTCGTAAACTGCTATGTAGCCAGGTAGGACCTGAGGAAATGGAAGAGTTCTTTAGGTGGGCTTATGACAACATTGAGCTCTGGAGTAAAACTCAAGAGGGCCAGGACCAAGCAGTGCTAATCATTGCCAAGGGCCTGCGTAACATTCCAATGGTAGCAGATCAGGAGATTAACTTGGCTGCAACTCTTGTTGAACTAACCCAGATTTAAACTTATACATATAACGTGTCATAATACTCTGACGTAAGTTGCAGGGTATTGGATCACATCTATGCCACGCAAAAGCATCCACACGCATTAGCCAACTGAAGTTGGGTACAAAAGGGAACCTTTTTATCTCATTATCATGTTCGTCTGTTAGGCTAGTTCCCCATTGCTCGCCACCGTCACAGTACAGGTATATCTGCCAAGCAACATTAATTGTATGCCCGTCATAATGATTTCTGACACCATAGCCAGCATAGTCCTCCCAGAGACTGCTGGTTGTCCAACGATCACCAGCATACTCTAACCCTTCTAAAGCATATACTGCCTGTTGTATATCAGTATGTTCCATAAACTCAGAGTAGTATTCTTGCCAAAAGTCTATATTGCCGCTTTCAGGTATGTAGATTGCACGGTTTTGGTTAAATCCCTCAGGGTTAGTACGGCTCATTTGAGTAGCCATATCGGGCCAATGTTGCATACATAGATCATACAGCTCTGGATCTAGTGTATCCTCAATAACCACGTGCCAATAGGGTTCCCATTCAACAGTGGCTTGTTGTATTTTTGCAACAGTATATTTTCTGTATTTTTCCCAGGAAATGGTAGACACAAGCGTATCCTATGCTATTATAAGAGAGTAAGTTAACTAAAGGACCAAAAGGATCAGAACATGGCCCGATTTGATTATAATACTACTTATCCGCTCCGCGATGTGATGGCTGCGAGTGTGATGGCCTACCGTCTTAACGGCGATGAGTATGTTACTAATACCGTAGCTGAATACGATGAGAACGACAAACACGTTATTCGCAAGCATGCTAACAAGCATCTTATGCTGTTCACAATTACAGATGCAACTCCGCCTCGTAACTTCAATTGCAACGATTTTTGGTTTGAGAATGTTGCCGACGAAGAGGACTATGAAGTTGCTGATACTATCATCAGCTATTACACTGGTCTTATGCTCAAGGCGATCAGCGGTAATATAAACGACTTTGAACAGCGTGTTCTCAATCTCGTTAAGGCTGATTGTGTTAGTGCTAATGACTTTGGCATTGTTGCCAGTCTGCCCAAGAGCTACTTTCGTAGTGTGGAGCGTGATGCAGTTGAAGCGCAACAACGAGTTCTGTCAGATGATAGCCAGTATGTTGGTAAGATCGGTGAGACTGTAGAGCTTGCGATTGATGTGCTTCGTTGTAACTTTATCCAGAAGTTGAACTGCTACGTTGTAAATGCTCGTACAGGTAACAATCTGATCGTGTTCTTTACCAGCAATGCTAACGACTTCGACGGCATGCGTTGCGGTAACATCAAGGGTCGTGTCAAGCGGCACCAGAACAGCAACTACCATGGTGGTAAAGAAACCGTTCTCAACTATGTGAAGAAGATTTAGTTATGAGTGTAGACAGAGGTTGACATAAAAAGTTATTATGTTATTATAAGTGAGTGGACATGCTTATATGCGTAAGTGTCCATTATTTGAAAAGTAAAACAGACATTCCAATGGAGAACAAAATGTCACAACCAAACGTAGACCCAAAAGAACTATTCGGTGAAGACCTAGGAGCAGTATTTGGTCCTAAAATGAACCGCAAGCATATCCGTGCAATTAAGAGTAAAGCACGTCGTGAAATTATTAGTAAGATTCCCAAGTATGTAGATACAAGTGTACTTGGTGATGATCCAACTCTTTTCCAAGTATGTAACCTAGTACTCAGTGTTTTAAAACGCTGCCGTGCCCTGCAGGGTGTAGATCTTGATTGGATCAACACTGAAGAACTTAAAGCTCAGGGACTTGTTCGCTGCGACGAACAGTACAAGCCAGTTAGCAAAGTTGTTAAGAACAACAAGGCACAACGTGGTATTCAGTTGCAGCACCTTGTAGAAGATTTGCTTTTTAAGTTCAATCCTGAATGGGTGCTTATGGGACTTGCACGTTATAGTGAAGTATCAGATCAGTACTTCCTTAATGATGCACAGCACCGCTTTGTTGCTTGTGTGCTATTGGGTATTCGGGATATTCCACTGGAGTACAAAGTTAGCGAATTGCGCAGTGATGATGTAGCACAATATACTGCTGTTAACCTTAACAGCCTTGTTGCTAGTGAGTTTGACAAGTATCGTGCAATGGTACAAACTGTAATGGCAAAAAAGGATGAGGATGCTAACTTTGATATGGAAACACTTGACCGTTCGTTCGTAAGTGCTTTCAACATTTTCAATATCCTGAACCGCGTTGGTGCAAAACTTATTGAAAAGGGCAGTGAAGTAAAAACTCAGCCATTGGAATGTACTGGTGCGTACAATCTTACACGCCATTATGACGACTATGGTCATGAGATTTTCGAACGTGCGATTGCAATTCACACTACAGTGTTTAACAAAGCGCCTATTCAAACTCCTAACATCTGGGGCATTTGTGAATTTATTAAGATCCAGGAAGCAGAGGGTGTACTAGATAACAACCATTATGTTGTTGATCAGGAAATCACTGATGCACTGTTGCATCGTTATCCAACAGGCATCCGTAACGGATTCCATTTGGAAGCAAAACGTGCAATTAAGGACGGTCCTGCAGAAGATCTTAATATCCCAGAGCAATCAAAAATTGCCGCTGGTTTGCACAAGATTATCTGCATTACCAATCCAGATGTTGATTGGGCACCTATTAAGTTCTCAGGCAAAGTTATTGCAGATGAGTACTTGAATTCTTATCGTGTTCCACCAGTACAGGTAGCAGCGTAATGGACGTCAACACACAAATTGCTAATCGTAGATTTTTTACAGGCTTTTGTGAACGTACATACTATACCCAGGAGTTATATGACTCCTGGGTTGACAACTATGACGATCCGGATATTCTGTTTAAAATTAAAATTAAAGGCAAGTATCAGAAAATGTACAAGTGGACTGAAGCACAAGCAGAGCAGTTTATAGCGGATAACCTAGAAGACAGTAGAGGCTATACAGTAAATGGTGAATGGTATGCATATGACTGGGGTGTAGGCGAAAATAAGGTAACTAGGGATAAGATGCATGAGCCTAACCTAGATCATGTACTTCCTAGAGAACGTGGTGGTGCAGACACGCCAGACAATATGCGTATCCGTAGTAGACGCTTGAATGAGAATAAGGGTAATACAAATACAGATCAAGAGCGTTGGGCTACTGTAATTGATATGATAGCTGACTTTGACAGCGAAGAGGAGCGCAGAAATCTTGTATCAATGCTACAGGAACTGTATTCATAGAGACGAGTCCGTAGGGAGTGCGGACTAGTGGGGTTTACGGCTACCCCATGATGAGAAGTGGGTTTACCAGCCCACAACAACAGGCTGTAGGAACAGTGCCTAGGGTGGTTTTTTTGAAGCCCTAGGCACACTCTACAAATCATTTAAACACACGGAGTTAATATGCGAAAAGACAATGCAGAGCAAACAGAATATGATAAGGCAATCCAAGAGTATCTGGAAAATGGCGGTAAGATTACCGTGTGTGCTAGAGGCGATAGTGGGCTAGCAGAAGAAGACCGCAATCCTTGGGGTCGTAAAAAACCAGGCAGGCCAAAAACGGTTGACAAGAAGTAGATACGTGCTATTATAAAGTATGATAGAAAATAACACAAAACTAATACTCACCGATTGCGACGGCGTCTTGCTTAACTGGGAATACGCTTTTAATATTTGGATGGAAGACCATGGGTATACTATGGTTGAGAACGGCAACTTTATCTATAACGTTGCAAAGCGTTATGGACTAGAGCGTGAGGAAGGTAGCAAACTGGTACGCTTCTTTAACGAGAGTGCTGTACAGGGCTTCCTGCCGGCACTACGTGACAGTGAACACTACGTTAGGCTACTAGCTAACTTGGGATACAAGTTCCACGTTATTACTAGCATGACAAAGAATGCTCATGCACAGAAATTGCGTATCCGCAATCTAGGCAAATTGTTTGGTGAGGATACATTTGAGAAGTTCATATTCCTTGACACGGGTGAAGACAAAGATGCTGTCCTAGCAGAGTACAAGGATAGTGGCTTGTACTGGATTGAGGACAAGCCCACCAACGCAGAGCTTGGTCTAAAATTAGGCCTCAAGAGCTTGGTAATGGAGCATGCGTTTAACCTACACTATGAGGGTGATGCTCCGTTTGTAAAGAACTGGCGAGAAGTGTACGAGACTGTAACAGGCAATGTGCATACTCGTACACGTTGGCAATAAAAAAAGGGCCCATAAAGGGCCCTTTTCTTGCATAATATTTAATACTAGTTATTAAATTTACTAGTAGAGGGGAAAGCAACTTCCACATATGATGAAGTTACTCTGTAGTGTGGCCAACCACCGTCACTCTCTACCTCACCGTTTGCATCACCAGTATATGCTAGAGCATCGTGCCAGGTATAAGCATCAGCGGCAATCTCTTTTACAAAATATGTGGTGACATGTACTGGTACTCCAGTTGTTGGATTAACCACATCTTCTTCATCGCCAGCTAGTCTAGGAATTTCTACAACGTCTGTAACAACGCCGTCATCTACTTGTTTTTTCTTATAACGATCGTAGTATTTTCCGGCGTATGCAACTTGTGTTCCAAGTCCACACCAGCAAACATTTCTATCGTTGTCATTGTCAATAAACAAGTCATTAAGCAACTCTACTTTAACGGGAATAGAAACATCAGGGCCGGGATCACTAGCACTTACTACATACTCCAACACATCTGGATTACTCATATCAGTAGAAACAATTTCTATATCGTTGGCTATTTCAACACCGTCAATACTGATTTTAACTTTAGCATTTTCATCACCAGCGGCTTCCTGATGGAATTTTAATGCTACTTTATACATGGTTGCCATGAATTAATCTCCAAATTATAAATTATTTATCACCGTATATGTCTAAAACTTCTTTGACGGCAGGATGTCTCTCAATATCAGTGTAATTGAACTCTACCATATTTATGTATTCACTGCGTTTATATAACTGGTACAATTTGTTAAAATCCAATAACCCATTCTGTGCTTCTTTGCGATCTGTCTGCTGAATATCGCCGGTAACTACCATACGACTGCCCTCGCCAATGCGTGTTAAGAGCATTTTCATCTGATTGGGAGTTGCGTTCTGCATTTCATCAGCAATAATATAGCTATTTTTAAATGTGCGACCACGCATAAATGCAAGTGGTGATATTTCAATAACCATTTCCTCAATCATAGTTTTTATCTCTTTGGGGCTATAATACTCCTGGAATACATCAAAAATAGGGCGTGTCCAGGGTTCCATTTTACTATTGATATCACCTGGTAGAAAGCCGTGGCGCTCGTCATCCACACCCACAGCAGGGCGTGTGATTACAATACGTTCTATTTCTTTTTGTCGTAGTGCTCTAATAGCAGCCATAACAGCTAGCATGGTTTTACCTGTACCAGCTGGGCCAGTAGCAAAAACAATAACGTTTCGCTCGTCTAGTAGTGTTTCAATGTATGTTTCTTGGTTTAAACTGCGTGGTAGGAGAACTACCTGTTTTTTTCTTTGGATATAATTTTCAATGTTTACGATATTATCTTGCTTGTTGGAACGTTTGTAACTTTTGCGACTCATTTAATACCTCCTTGAGAACACTGGGAGGCATAATGACTCGGAAATAGAAAACTACATGAGGCATTAGGCCCCCTTTCGCCGGTATTTAAATGATTCCAAATTGTAATATATACTGTTATTACTCTAAGAACGCAAAAATTTTCAATCCAAAATCTACGTGGGCTGGCTCTAGAGGATGTGTGGCGCCAAATGGATAGTTGTTAGCTTGTGCCCATTTATAAAAGCCTTCAAAATGATCCGGAAGATATATTTTAGTATAATCTAAACTATCGTACAATGTTTTAAGTGTACTATCCAGTGGTGTATTATGTTTGAATAAGCAATCGTCAACATATGTAAACAGATAATCTATGTTACGTTGTTTCAACCAGTCCTGTAGGAATACCATCTCTTTGATGCTAGTATAAAGTTCCCAGTACTCGCTGTCACCCACATCCTTAAAGAAATGTTCACTGAAGTCTGCTATACCTGTTGTTTGAGCAGTAAGTTGGTTACGTTTATAATGATCAAAGATGGTCTCTTTAAAGTTCTTAAAAGCATCTAAAATAACATTTTGATCACGTTCATGTGTCCAGGGAGTTATAGTACACCAAGGACTTTCATGTTCATGGGTATCATATCTAAAACGAAACTCATAGCGACTAGGATAACTCCACATTACAGTTACAAATATGTCGTGCCCTTGTTCTATGTGTTTTTGACATGCTGTCATAGTTCTACGTGCTATAGCACTGTTACCATGTCCTCCCCAGGCAGTACAGTCATAGCTCATGCCTAAATGAGTTGCGAGGTTAGCAGCCCATGTATATTCACTAAAACTTTTCGGAGTGCAGTCGTCTAGTTCATTACCATAGGTAAAACTGTCACCGCCTGAGATTAAAATTGTCATTGATTTTGTAACCATTATATGCTACTATTATAAATATTTAGTGGAGTCGAAATGAACCTTAAAATTCTTAATGAAGTAGAACACATGTTGCAAACTAGCCCACAGGCTGTTCGTAATCATGCAAAACTTAAACAATTAGTACGTGGCATATTTGATGTTGAACTGGAAAGTTCCAATTTTACAACAGTATATGAGTTAACTGAAGAAATTGACAGACTAGTATTACACAAGTACTTTGGAGAAGTTTGGCAACCCGAAACTAAGAAGTTCAAATACAGTGGTCTTAAAGTTATTGAAGAAGTTAATAGTCTTAATCCCCGCAATGTTCTAGACATTGGTTGTGGTTATAATGAATTTAAGGGTAAGATTCACAATCTGATTGGTATTGATCCCTATAATACGAATGCTGACTTGCAAGTTGATTTGCTAAGTTTTAATACTGAATTAAAATTTGATGTTGTCATTGCATTGGGCAGTATTAATTTCGGTAGCACAGACAAAGTATTTTCTGAGCTTGAAAAGGCAGTAAGTCTTTGTGCGCCAGGCGCAGTAATGTTCTTTAGAGTTAATCCTGGTCATCAACATGACAAACCAGAAGCACGTTGGATTACATTCTACCCTTGGAACTCAAACTTTATTATTAACTGTGCAGATCATTTTAACGTAGATGTACTAGACCTACGTAACGATTCAAATAATCGTATGTACTTTGTTTGGCGTACTAAATAAAGTTGGTAACGCAGACCGCGGTCTAGTTCACTGACTAATAATCAACAGGAAAATTATGCTCCCTCGAAGACATTTCTTCACGGGTGTGCCTGGTAGTCGCTGGAGTGGCGTTAGCCAAGACATAGAGTCAAGCAGACTCTACGACACATCAGACCGCATACCCCAAAGAACATATACTCATAACCAATATTCCGGTCATGTTGGTGCTTACTTTGGCACCGGCATGGAATTTCCTGCCAGTTTGGATCCAGCTGTACTGGATGCTCCATACACTGGTTCAGGATGTCGTTTACATAAAAGTCACGAGTGGGCTTACATGCTGGATGATATCATCAAAACATATCCGGACTGTTGGATTACTTTAATTTACAGACCTGATGCTGCCAGTTTCGAGTGGTGGAAGCAGGCTGGTGGTTGGGATATAAGTTATCCTAACTATGACTTTTATGTGGATGATGCTGGCATGCAACAGCATATTAAGCTAA